CAGCTAATTCAAATCCTTCGTTAAGAATTGGTTTTGATGGAGCTGTAGTTCTAACTGGTTTAGATGCATATGACTCTTTAACCATTTTCTTTTTAGTTTGAGGACGGTTAAATGATTCAGCCAATGTACTAAATACTAATTTTACTTCTCTTGTATTACCTGCACGATCAAAGTTTTCAATAACTTTCATCTTTTGAGATTCATTCAATTCAAAGTTACGGAACAATTTGTTTGTGTAAAGAAGTTTTGCGTTAAGTAAGTTAACTTCATTAATAATGTTATTAAGTTTTTTAACTGTCTTATAAGCTTCGCGAAGTTCTTCATCTTTTTTTGCAAGTTCTTCTTCAGCTTCTTCTAATGCTCCGTCAGTATTAGATTTAACATCACCTTCTGCATCTATGTCTTCTTCTCTTAATATAGCTTCGATAATTGAATCAATATCTTCGTGGATATCTTCTTCACCTTCTTCACCATACTCGTCGCCTTCATTAAAGTTATCGCGTCTATACATTTCCGCATCAATATCAGAACCATCATGATCTTGGTGTTCTGAATCGATATCAGTGTCTAAATCGCCTTCTAACTCACGAAGAATAGATTCTAATTCTAAATCATCTTCTGGCATTTCTTCGTCATTGTACTCGTCCTCAGGATTGATGTTTTCTTCGTCACCTGCAAACTCGTCTTCTTCGTCACCAGCACCTAAAGTTCCTGATAAATCATAATCACCGTCATTGTCGAAATCTAAACCAACTCCAACTTCTTCTGGTGCACCTGCGAATTCATCCTCCGCTGGCATTTCATCGTTACCCATTTCTTCACCATCTAATGGCATATCTTCTGCTGGCATTTCTTCGTCGTCTAATTCTTCAGACAATTTAGCAGATAGCATGCTTTGGATTCTTGGGGCGAATGCTTCTTGTAACGCAATTTTAGCATTAGCTAATGCAGTTTCTTTAACAGCATTTGCGTCAGCGATTGCTTGTTTTAGCAAATCTGATTTTGCCATTCGTTTCTCCTTAAATTTGTTTTTTGGAAGTAAGATTATTTTAAATCTTAATAGAAATTATAAATGTTTTAAACGCTATATAAGATAGAATTTGATAGCGTATTCTTTTATATATATGTGCCAGTTTGAAAAAACAGTAAAAAAGCCCCAACTTTTTAGGTTAGGGCTTTGATCTTAAAATATTTATTATTATATTTTATCGTTTAAACTTCGCATTCGTTGTATATATGCTGCTCTAATTCGTTCTGCTCTGTGTTTTACACTAGGTTTAATGAACTCTCGCTTTTCATTTAATATATCAACAATACCTGCAGATTTGACTTTACGTTTCCATGTTTTTAATGCGAATGCTAAATCTTCTCTTTCTGCACCTAATACATTTACTGCCATTCCATTTCCTGGTACTATAGCTTTGTGTTGTTTAACTTTTTTACTCATATATAACTATTTAATAAATTTACATTGATGGATTTTCAGGACGCACTTCCGGTTTCTTTTGTCCTCTAACATTAAATCTAAAATGTTTGATTTCTGGTTTCTGTGCAATATATCCTTGGATTCGTTGAGATTCTAATGCCGGATCTTGTCCTAATTTGAAATAAAAATATCCTACTTTACCATTAGATGATATTTTTTGTTTTAATACAACAAATCCTTTTTTCTCTGCCCAATCTCGGATTTCAACAGATACTTGTTTAGCTTCTGCAGGATTACGAAGTACATATTCAACTCCACCATTGTAATCAGTAATATGATTAATTAATTGGGCTTCATCTAAATCTGTATCTTCAGTCATACCTTTCATTAATTTTTGTGTTTTTTCTAATTCTTTGTTATATACTGCTAGTTGTTTAGCATCATTAGGATTAATTCCTGGTACATTTGTTTTACCCGGAGTTACTGCAGCTTCTTTTAACCCAAAGAATTCTTTATATAATTTTTTAAATGTATTCATCATATTATATCTAATAATAATTAATTTTTATTTTAAATCCAAATTATTGAACATCAAAATATCTACTTAAATGCTGTCCAATATTTTCGTAACACATTGCCATTTTTTCTTGAGCTTCTTTTAGTTCTCTAGCAGATTGCTCAAAATCTCGATAATCTTCATGCATTCTTTTATTGCCTTTTTTGTGTGCGACATTAGACATCCAATCATCACCTTCGGTCATAATACGATCTGCATTAGTAACAACTCGCTTTACGCGCTCTACAATTTCTTCAATATCACCTTTACCATATACAGATTCACCTAGTGCAGAAAAATTTGCTATTTCTTGAACAAATTGTCGTTTTTCGTCTTTAGACATTGGTTGCGGACGTTCTTCCATTAACGTCTCTAATATCATTTTTAAATTTGGAGTTTTCATATTATATCCTACATTTTCCGTCTTCGCATAGTATCGATGTTATAATTTCATGCACACCTGCGTATTTATTTGGTTTAACATTATTTTTATTTACTGATTCATGCATATGAGTTGGTCTCATAAATGCACCATGAGTTGATGGATTCGATACAAAGTCCCAACATATCAATTCGAAATCTTCTTGTACTTCCACTACACCTTCATTACGAAGTTCTTTAACACTACCTAAACCTCTAGATGATATACCTAGTGTAATACCAGCTTTAAATAATGCTTTTAAAATATTTCCAGATGGGGTATCTAATATCTGAACAGCCCCTTTTAAATCATCACCATCCCACCATACTTTTAGTACATTGTGAGATACGTTATTTAAGTTAACGACCGACGATTCTGGGTGATCTAATTCTCCTAATGCTCTGTGTTGATCGATATATTCTACTTGATAACGTTTACATTCTCTTTCTAGAATATGTTTAGGATACACTCGGCCGTTTTGATTTTTAGCGCCTGCTCTTTGCAAAACTCCTTGTACTACAAAACCACCTGGTATTCCATATGATGCACCATTTGATTCTGTTAATGAACCAACGGGGCGGAATGGCATATACTCTACTATTAGTTGTTTTGACATATTATTATTCTCCTAATGATCTTACTCGTTCTGATATTTTAATTAATCGTTCAGATATTTTTGTTAATGCTTTTGATGTACTAGGACCATATGCAGTCGAAGTAACTCCAGATTCGGTTTTTAATTTGCTATTGTAATTAACTAATGTTTCAATTTCTTGAAGTTTTTTAGCAATTTCTTGTATAGTAGATTTAACTTTTTTCTCTGGAGATATTTTTGGATCTCCATTAGCAAAGCTACGATATCCTTCAATCATTTGTTCATATTTACGATCCATCGCTTCTGCTACTAATGATACCTTTTCTGTTTTATCCGGTACATTTGAAGTTCCATATGGATGATTTGAAAACTCAACTGGATATTCTTGGTTACCATTCGGCCATTTTGACATATCAGATGAAAATGGAAATTTTTGCATAGCAGTTTCTTCCATAGATTCAGGACGTTGATGTTTACCGTGTTTATATGATGGGGGAGTATTTATTGATTCTTCAATACCAGATGCATAACTAACTTTTTTAGTTTTTTTGCGAAATGCATTTGGAGTTGAATATCCAGCAACTGCACCTGTTACATTTTGTTCATCTAACTCATCATCTAAATCTAGATTTAATTCTTTACTAATTATATCAATTTTTTCTTGTTCAAATACAGTTAATAAATCATCTAATTCTTCAGCATTGTCAGATGCATATACGTTAGATCCATATGTTACGATATTTTCATAATTACGTTTAATATCTGCATATATTTCTCCTGCAAACCGTGCATCTCGAATAGCAACCTCTATATAATTATTTTCGTGTACACCTAAATGATTTTCATACAATTCAAATGCTTCGTCTAATTGTCGTAAAAAACTTTTCATGCGTGAATTTCCTTTAACTCTTTAATCAAATCAAAATAACGTAATAATGAAAGAATATGTGATTCCTTAATTACTTTTATATTTTCTACATTACAAAGCATCTCAGATAGTTTTTCAACTTTAATTTTAACTACTTTATCATCAATGCGTTTCGCTTCTGCAAATAATTGTTTTTTGATATTAGGTATAATTTTTTGAACGTATTCTCTTAACATTGTAGTATCATTAACATTAGTAACATATTTGTTTAATAAATGTTTTTGATCTTCAGTTAAGCCAGAATATTTTTCATTGAATTTATCAACTAATAATTTATATGTTAATAAACGCATATCTTTTGATTGTGTCTGAAATTTTTCTATTACTGAATCTTTCTTAATATTTGTATTTTCAGTCAATAGTGTATTACTAGCAATTACGCGTTTACATTCCATTAATTGCAATGGATTATCAGATTCTGCATGTTCAAAAATCATATTAATTGAAGCTAGTACTTTATAGTTATTAATATGAATTTTTGAAATATCTTCGAATTTAAACTTTTCTGAAATTTCTTTTACTAAATTATATCGTTGTCTACGTAAAGAATTTTGATTAATTTTATCATGTGCCGACTTAATCATTCGTATATATTCATACGCGCTTGCTTCTGTTTTAAATCGGTGTTCTTTTAGTAAAGAATTATATAAATTTAATTCTTGGGATAATTCAGTATTCTTTCCAAAATACTTTTTAATAATATCGATAGTTACTGATTTATCAGAAGATAATGTTTCAGACGTTAATTTCCTAACTAACATTTCAAATAAAATACCCGTGTTCTTATATTTCGAATGTTTTAGTTTCTTCATCGTATACGCTTTGCTTTTATTTTTAAATAAATATGTTTGTTTTATAAAATATTGTTTTCATCTAACATTGTTCCAGAATCAGGATTTTCATCATCTGAAGATTTTAATGATTCGGTTATCATTTTACGTGTTTTTGTAGTTGGTATATATTTTATAATATTTTCAGCTTTTATCGTATTTCGGTTTTGTCTAACTTTTGTATCTGGCTGAAATGCATTTTTTTGATTTTCAACATCAAAATCTTGTTTTAATTGTTTATTACCAACCGGATCCCAACCAAATGCGTTTTTATGTTGTCCAAATTTAATTCCTTCTGGTGGTCGACCTCCTTTGTCTTTTTCTTCAACTTCATTGCTAGACATATGTACTGTTGCTAAATCGTGTGGAGTTCCATATGATACACCAGTAATTGCAGGATCATTTCCTTCTTGTTCAATTTGACTTTGACGGAATCTTAATTTAAGATCTTCAATAACATCGGTACGTTCTTGCAGCCATTGATCTTCTGACATATTAAATATGAATTCATATATATAACGATCTGATAATAATTTCATATCTTTCATAGTGTTTGCTAAGTTAACTTTTTCGGTCATCAAAGCCACTTTTTGTTGGTCGTATATAATTGATGGTGCTGTTAATTCTAATTCAAATCCAATTAAGTCTTCACCCTCAAAACCCTGTGTATATAAATGAACTACTGCTATTTTTGCTAATTCCGATATTACAATTCTTTGGATACGTTCAATTGTTCTAGCAAAACGAATATCCATGGATGCTAAAGTAGTTTTACCTTCAACGCCTTCGTCATATCCTAAAAATGGTTTAGGTATTTTAAGAGCAGCCATCATTTTATGTTTAACATATTCAATATCATCCATACCTGTGAACGTCATACCTGGTAATGTATCAATTGTAGTAGATGATTGTCCTCCTCGTACTGGTAAGTAATAATCTTCTAACATGTTATTAATGTTAAATTTAAGATTATAATTTCCTGTTTGTGGATCTATGTGTGGAATTTTTTTCATTTTATTGATAATTTGTTCCATGAAGCTATCAACTTCATTTGGTGGAATATTACCAATATCTATTTTAAATATACGTTTTTCTGGTGCTCTCATTATACGATGTATAAGCATTGCATCTTCCAACATCATTAATTTTTGAAACTCTTTACGAGCTCCTTCTAACATAGATCTACCATATGGTAGAAAATTAGAATCAGATAACATACGAAAGTGTGCTATTTCATACACATCATATTCTTGATTTGCATCTGCTACATTTTTGAATTTAATCGTATATTCACCAGTTTCTTCGTGAAATTCTTCATAACGTTCAATTTCATAACTAGAAAATGGACGTACATTAATTACTCCAACTTCATCTGCAATATCTAATTTTAGAAAGAAATCTCCGTACTTATTCATTTGGCGAATCCATGACCACAAATTAAATTCTATATTTAAAATATCATAGAATAAATTGTATAAGATTTTTTGTACGCGAGTATTATTTGTACGTATAGTTAATATATCACCAAATTGATCTTTAAGTGTCGATTCATCTGAATATATATCTAATGCTGAAGAAATAATTGGATCTTTATCCATCATTTCATAATCCGCATATAACTGCATACGGTTTTGATGCATATAATAATTAGAATCATATCCACCCATACCACCTACACGATGACGATTTGCACCATGTAATCTAGTATATCGATCTGCAAATTTAGTTTGGTTTAAATTACCAGCACCTTGTAGTCGATTTGTATCTATAACTTTTAATCGATTCTGACCATGTGCTTTAACAATTATATTGGTACTAAATAGATTTTGTAAACGTTTTCTTAATGACGCCATATTTTCTTTTTAATATAAATATAGACGCGTACAAATCCACCGTTAAATTAACCAAGTTAAATCTTGATTACCATCACCTGGATTCCAATTCCATCCCGTATCATTGTTATTAGTTTTACCGGTATATATAACAGGACTTGTTTTTTGGAACTGCGATAATGCTCTTTTATTTAAATCAATTCCTTTTTGTCTTAATCTTAAAGCAGTATCTCGTAACCATAATGCAATACAATATGCCATTACTAAATCGTCATTATAACCACTTTGCGATTGTGCTTTACCATTAAGCCATATAAATACGAATAGTTCTTGTATTAGTCGTTTACTACGTATTTTAGGAGAACCTTCTCTCATATACATTTCCAATGCAGATATCATTAATGGTCTAGTACGATTAGATGTTGTTACACCTGGTACCATTTTTGTTTTATCTTGCATATCATAGTTCTTTTTCAATTGAACTTCCGCATCAACATATCCATCATCTCGGTATGTATAATGAAGATTTGGATAACCTCTATCTAATGCTGGTTGAATTGCGGCCCAACCTATGTTTGCATTTTCAATTGCTAACATTGCATTATTCCATTCAGATGCTACCGCTACTAACATATTACCAAATTCATTTGGAGATATTTTACCTTTATACTCTGCAACTTGTGTTATCGATTCAATTTCAATAACATGAAATGTAGACCAGTCAGCACCATCACCTCGGGCAACGTCAGCTACTACCATATAATCTTTTGCGTAATCGGGATACTCCCATATCCAATATGCCCCATCAACACCCCTACGTTCAATTGGCTCTTCACATTGATTCTGATAATCTAATAGTATACTACCTTCAATAACAGTATGTCCTGAACTAATAAAGTCACAGTCACACTCTTGTGCAGCACCACGTTCACCCAATAATTTTGTCTGATCATCTCTCCATGATTGATCTCGTTCTGGATGTACATCCCAATGTAGTTTAATTGTATGGAATCCATTAATTCCAGATTCAGCATCTGCCCATGTTTGATGAAACCAATTACCGACACCGTTTGGAGTTGACAATACTACAGCTCCACCACCCGTTGATAATGTTGCTTGTGATGCTATCCAAATTTCTTCAATGTTACGAATAAACGCAGCCTCATCAACTATTAATAATGATAATGCCTCCGAACGAGCACCAGTTGATGCACTAGATATTGCTTTTATTTGTGAGCCATTTTTAAATTTTAATGACAATTTATTGTTAGACACAATTTCTGTTTTTAGCCAACTTGGTAACATTTCATTCATTATCTGAACTTTATTAACTAAGTTTTTTGCTACTTCTTGCGTTGTTGCAATTACTAATACATTATAATCCTCATTGAATAACATTGACCATAATGCAAAACCTGCAGTAAGTGTTGATATACCTAACTGTCTAGATTTTAATATGATGTTATATCGATTATCTCGTAATTCTGTTAATGAATCTTCCTGGAATGGATATAGATTAAATTTAATCTTACCGCGCTTAGGATGTTGAATATAACAGTATTGTTTCATAAAGAAAACAGGATCAGCAGCACACTTAATGTACTGCTGTTGAATGACTTGTTTTAAACTAGGTTGTGGCATATTATTTTACTACATCTAATATTAATTTCGAAGTTAACATTGTGGTTAGTATACCTCCTGTGAAATAAATTATCTTATTATCATACCATTTTGGTTGATTTAGTTTTTCTCGTTCTATGTATATATCTATATTTTTACGTAATGCATCTACCTGTACTTGTTGATAATTAATATGTAATGAATCTAATTTAATTAATTGTTTAAGATCTACTATTAAAAATTCTTGATGTTTTATTGTTTGTTCTTGCAGATCAATAACTTTATGTAATGAATCTAATGTAAATGAAATATCTAATATTTCTTGTTGAGTAAAACATGTATCTGGCTTAGATTTTACTTGACTAACTTTTTGAGATAATGTTATTAATGGTATTAAAAATATTAATGTTAATATTGTTTTCATTATTTATCAGTTTTAATTGTAGTTGTTTTATTATTTTTATTTGGGCGTCGACCGCGTCTTTTTGTTTTTTTAATAATATTTTCTTTAGCAGTCGGAACATCCTCAATTGGTTCTACCGATACCGACTTAATTTCTTCTTTTAATTCTTCAATCTTTTTTTCTTTAACTTCAATTGATTTTGTAATTTCCGTTTTTGTTTCATTTACATCTTCAATTTTCTTTTCAGTATCTTCAATTGTTTTGTTATTATTTTCAATTGATTTATCTGTTTTATTAAGATCACTTTGTTTTTTAATCTTCATATTCCAAACATATATACCAAATAATGCTAATACTCCGCTAACAAATACGTATATGTAATTTTTAATTTTAGTTATCATTTTGTTGTTCTCCATTTAGTTTATTTATAAAATCTTCTTTAAATTTATCAAATTGTTTTTGCACAGTTTCTTCAAATTCTTCCGGTGACATTTTTGCAGTCCATGTTTCTTTTGCGCCATCTGTATTTGAAACAAAATCAATTGCCTGGGTATACGTTTGTTTCAATAACTCAACATCTCGTTCTGCAGAAGCTAACCATGCCATTGCGTTGTCGTATATACGCTTACGTTCATATTCTTCATATGTACCTTCTTTTTTCAATTCATGTTCCATTTCAATAACACAATCAAAACACATTCCGTGTATTTTTCGCATTTTTTCATCTAATGGATGAATTTTAGATGATTGTTGTTGACAGGTACACACCTCTTTCCTACAATTTGGAAATGATCGTAACTCTTCGCGTACTGATTGTAGTACATCTGTATTTTTTGATTTCTTAATTCGAAATCCATCTCGTTGCTCTATAACGTATGTAACGCCACTAACTGGATCAGTTTCTTCCCAAACATCACCAATTTCGTGTCGTTCATTACGTTTAGCAGTAGCATCCGCATCGCTAAATCCAACACTTTTTTTAGTTTGAAACTTATGAGTTCCATCTAACATCTGTTGAATAGCTTTAATGTTTTGTAACTTTTTTGCCATTTGTAACTTGTTATTTATTTATTTTTTTATTCTTCAGACGTTTTTACTTCAGATTCCATTTTTGAAATCTTTTTAATTGCGAATGATCTTAACATTTTATAAAATGATGCTTTATCTTCTGGATCTGTTTCTTTAAATGTTGAATTAAAAAGATTATTTAACATTTTAATTTTTCCTACATTTCCTTCTTTTGCTAAATCTCCTGCTACTTGATCTATAGGTTGTGTAGCCGGTGCTGGTGCTGCAGCTGGTGCTGCTGGTGTCGGTGCAGCTGGTTCGGCAGTTGCATCTGGTGCTGGTGCAGTTGCATCTGGTGCTGGTGCTGCGGCATCTGGCATAGCAGCGGGATCTGTTGCTAATGGATCTTCAGCTGGAGTTTCTTCTGCGGGTGCTTCTTCTGCAGGTGCAGGTTGTTCTGTTAATATATTAATCTTTCTACGAATATATTCTCGAACCAATCGTTCTTTGCCTTCGCGAGTTAAATTCTCAATTTTATCTTTAATATTTTTTGCATTATCCTTTTCGTCTTTATCTTGACGTTTTTTTAATACTTTAGCAGCATGTTTTGGATCATATTCACCATCTTCTAAATCTTTATAAAGACGGTCATCAGCATTATATTTCACATACATATCGCCAGTATCTACAAATTCTTTATCAGTTTTACGTAAAACGTTACTTTGTTTTTCACCTGTAGATTTAGGATTCATTGTACCTTGTTTGTCGTCTTCTGTATAATCTTTAAGATCTTTACGACTTTTATACTTTGTATTTTCTGGTTTTTTGTATTTAGATTTGTGTTTTTCTGCCATTTTAATCTATCCTATTTTAATAATATATATCAGCGTGAATATTTTAATACCCCTAAAATTTGGTTTACTGGTGCAAATGCTCCCGTTAATTTAAATGTTTGTCCTCGATATACAAATACAATACCTTCGGATGGAACTATTGCATTAAATCCTCCTAATTTTTCAATTCGTTGTAATTCTAATTTTAATTTATCTAAAGTTTTAATATCATTGCTTTGTTGTAAGTCACGAATCAATTCTGCTAATTCTGATTTAATTTGTTGAACTGCTCGACTTGGATTAACTGCTAAAAAGTTTTGAGCATTTTGTAATACAATTACTCCTAATCGCAAAAATATAGATTCAAATGGCTCCATATTTTCTTTGTATAAACGTTTAAACTCACCTTTATCCATTTCTAACACCCAAGTTAAAAATTCAGGAGATGTAATCATTTTTTTAAGAACTGTTAATGATGTTTCTTTATTAAAAAATGCCCAACGATAAACTAAAACATTTAATACTTGATCTGGTAATTCGTATCCTAACTCTTGAGCTTTAGTTCTTATAATATTTGACCACCACGCTTTATGATAATCTGTTACTAGATTATTATCTTGTAAATTATATGTATTACGTAATTGATCAATCTCATTAATTAATGCAGCTTCCTGATCTTCAAAATTATCTACACGACCCATTTTAATTTGTTGTGGTGGAATAATTTGAAATGTATTTTGCATATCCGCATTAGCATCTTTAACTATTCGTTGTATAAGTGCACCCCCAGCGGCATCTGTTTCTACAATATTACCAGTTTCATCATATTCAACTAAATTGTGAAATTGTAATACTGCTACTTCATATGCAATAACATTTCGCGTTGCTGGATAAATAATTTCCATGTTTGCAAATACACGACCGTTTTTAAATACTTGGTTTAATTGATCTTGTGGTATTTTTGCAAATGCTTGTTGTAAATCATTTCCTGCCTCACCAAATGCTTCAGATATAGGACCGCGGTTATCAAATTTTGCTTGTAATTCGGCAGTCGTCATTGGATTAACTACAGTACCTTTATTACGAGCAAAACCAATTTGTCCATTTTTCCATGTTACTTGTATGTTTTGACCGTCTGTTTTTTCAGTTACCGCTTCTTCAATATCTAACCTACCATCTAACGCTCTACGTACAATTTCTTTCATATCTACAAAAGTTAAATTGTGACTATCCCATGGGTGTTGCATATGTCCTGCAGCACCACCTTCTGTGATTAGTTTTCCGCTGCGTTTAACTGTCTCTATTGTATAAATTCGATCTGATGGATTATTGGATTGCCATTTACGACGCTGTGCTTTAATTGTTCGCGGAATAAGTTTAATTAAGCCTCGACGTGGGTCGAATTCTAACATGAATGGCATATGTATAGGAACATCAAATTGAAAATCAGATGCTACTGCAGTAGGTTGTTTTTGTTGAATTTGAGTTGCAATATCTTCCCCATATTCATTTGCTAAATCTCTAAATAAATTTTCAATATCATCTATTCGAATAGTTCCTTCATTTCTCGGATCATTTAATCGATCTATAAAATGAGTAAATTTACCTTGGAAATCAACATCAATTCCGTATTTTTTAAAAAACTGATCTATAATTGGTTCTATTTGAGCTAACTCTGATCTACTTATATAATTTTCTTTAAGTACGGATTCTAATATAGGTGCACCAAATACTGTTTTACCGAATTGATCAAAATCATAAACAAAATCATTGCCTTTATTATTATCTAAAAAACTACGTAATTTTTTTATTTTTGAATCATGTCGATCTTTGTTTTTTGCACCCATCGTACCTTCAAATACTCGTTTCCACCAATCTACTGAAAATGCAGATTCAGTTAAACCAGTCAATATTGTCCAAACTTGTTTAATTTTATCTGGATCTGTATTTGGATATCCGGTTGTGAATAATTCAAAATTTTGAGATGCAATTGCATTACGTAATGTAGTTGCTGATATAGGTTCCCCGTTACTAGATACTAATGGATCAATATTAACTGATAATTCTTCACCATTAACATTTTGTGGTATTTTGCGTCCTTTTTTATCTCCAACCAATTTGTATTTTTCTACATTTGGAACAAAATCTTTTGAACGAACATAGTCATCTCCTTTAGTAGAAGCAGCCATTGCATAACTACCTACAACATCTTCTGGTAATGCAAACAAGTATTCATACGCTGCCATTATTGGAGAATTAAATGCAGTTGGTTGCATTGTAATTTTAGGATTATTGTTTAGTATATCAAAAATTTGCATACTATTATTACGAGTAATTCCATCTCGCTCCTTTTCACCAATTAGTAAAATAACTCGTTCTACTTCTGGCAATTCTGCATAACGTTGTGCTAATGCCATATGAGCTCCAGTTAATGGTTTAAACCCACCTGGAAATAATACTGTAATTTTATCCATTATGTATTTGTATCTTTTTTATATAAATATGTTATGTCGGAGTATATCCTGTCCAATTTGCTGTATATGATGTACATATCCATGATTGGCCTAATGATATTAATTCAATTGTTGGATATATTTGGCTTACTGCAGCTGCACCGGTATGTTTTTGTTGATTGATATTTAAAAATCTATCACCAACTACCGATGTAGTGCGAATATATGTATCGGTTAGTATATGCGAATTTCGTATAATTTTAATACACGTTCCATCTAAACTAGTTGCAGTATGTGGCAATATTATAGTGCACGGATTAGATCCATCAATCACAAAAAGACCACCATGTGCAACTAGTTTAGATTTATCTGTATTATTAAATGATACATCATATGAACTAGTAAGATTTGAATTGATAGATCGTAATTCATATCGATATGTCCCACGATTAAATAATTCTGCATTGTTTTCTATAGATGCAAAATTATTAATTGCATATATAGGATTTGATGAACTAACATGAAAATCATCAATTCCTGTTACTATACCTTGTCGAAATACATAATTAAATGGTGTTTCCGAACCATTTATAAATGAAATTGTATCGGTACTACTAGATACCGTTGTAAATGTATATGTAGAACCAGGTGTTAATCTAGATATTGGCATTTTTTTATTATTTTTTTTTATTATTTTTTTGTATTATTTTATAAAATTATATTATTCGTACTGTACGCCAGCGCCTGGTAAACCTTCCCATGGCGGTACACTAGGAAAATCTCCAGAAAATGATCCACCCCAATATGGAAAAGAATTGGACCAACTGCCTAGTGCACCAACAGTATTATTTATATATAATGTTCTGGCCTGACTTATTTCAATTATACATGTAGCATTTTCAACTGCTGATATATTTGGTAGTTTTATACTAGCAATTGCAACTGGATAATTAATGGTAGAATATGTTGGTATAAATGTTGGTGATGTACCATATGACGTCATATATGTTAACGTTTGAATTATACTATCAAAATTTAATCGAACACGTTGAACTACTTGTCCTCCTAACGAACCGTCTAATACTAAAGTATAATATGCTGGTTTATATGTATTAGTACCAGTTAATGGGTCATATGTTCCGGTTGCTGCATTAAATATTATATATGAACTAGAATTAAATGGAGTTACAACAATTGTTTTATTTCGTATTATGTTTGCTTGTGATACACCAGCAATATCTATACCGCTAGCGGTAATTTGACCATTTGTTTTTAAATAAAAATTACTAGATGAAATTTCTAATAATCCATTACTACCAGAAATATATTGTGTAGTTCGATCACCAAAAAAGAATTTTTTAGTACTTACCGAAACATTGCTACCAGAAATTAAAATATTTCCATTACTACCACTAATAAAATTAGTAGAATTACCTAGAAAGAATTTTTCAGTGTTTAAATCTATATTACTACCACTTATTTTAATATTACCATTACTAGCACTAATAAATGTTGTATTATTTCCAATAAAAATATTGTCAGTTCTTATATCTAATTCACTATCCGTAGTGCTATATCTCAAATAATTATCAGTATTAGCATATAACTCTAAACCAACTCCGCTATAAGCAACGCCTCCTTTAGTACCCGACGACCCAAATAATGCAGATCCAGACCACATTAAAAATCCAGGAAATCCTGCATCAAATCCTTCATAACCTAATGAACGAATAAATCCTGTATTTTTATATCCGCTAATTGCTACTCCGCTTTGTAATGAATCAGCAACATATAATGAACCAGTTAACATGGAATAATTACCATCAATGTAACGATTACCACCTTCCCATGCTTTATTATATACATAACTAACTTGTTTACTTTTTACACCAGCGACATTATAATATTCAGCTTTAAATGTTATCTGATTATTTGATTTATGTGCGGTTGGGACTAATGTTTTTATCCTGGTATATGTTGGAGTATAACCTGTTTCATTATCGGATGTTGTTCGTATATCGGCAATCTGCCAATCTCCAGATTCTACTACAAATAATAACACAGCATTACCAGTATTATCAGCTGTAAAACTAAATACTACGTCATCAAATCTTTGATTATCTTTACTAACAGTTAATTGTCCAATTCGTTTACCTAAATATTTAGGTAATTCTTGATTTAAATAATCAGTATAATCTAAAGAAAATGCACTGCCAGAAATATATACGGATAACACTGCATCGTTATATATATTTTTACTACCTAACGCATCAAATGTAACTTTATAATCAGAATTGTTTATAAATAATCCATTAAATGATGATTTTATTTGTGCTACACTAACTGCATTTTTTGATGAAATATCTATAGAATTAACAATTTGCATTGCATTGTTCAGTGAAGATGTATTCCATACTAATAATGGTGCAGTTGTCTCGATACCATTTTGATACGTATGTCCTTCCCAATAACTATTAATAATACTTTGAGTTGAAAAAGATCCGATACTCAAATCCGGATATAATGAAGAAGTATTTGCTACAAATATTTCTGTTTCGTCTAGTTCAATATCGTTAATTAATTCCCATGTTCCAACTGTACCTTTATTATTCATAAACATTTTTATTCTAGATACATCGCCAGTTGATGGTTGCAATCCTTTTATTTCAACTAGTGCATATGATTCTGAATTTTGGGTTTCTACATAAGTAGGTGTTGCTTCATATGTTAATGAAAATGTCGACGGTTCAAATGAATAATATGTATGTGATGATAAACTAGCACTAGTATATACCTCATATTCAGTATCTAACAATGCCA